CGTTCTGGAGGGCGCTGCGGTCGGTGCCCGCGAGCGCCTGCGCCTGCGTGAACGCGCGGCCGAATCCGATCGGCTCGGGGCCTTGCCGGGCGCCGATCGCCGCGAGCGCCATGCCGCCCTCGCGCGTAAATCCTAGCTTCCGCCACTGCTCCGCGGTTTGGGCGCCGCTCTTCATCGCCTGGTCGGCGGCCTTCGCGTCCGCGCGGAGCTGCGCGTAGCTGTCGGCGAGCGCGTTGACGGAGACTGCGGCCGCGGCGACGCCCGCGAAGGCGAGGCCCGCCGTGCCCATGCCTGCGGCGCCGATTCCGATCTGCCCGAGCCCGGCCACGGCGCCCAGGCCTTGCAGCGCCCGCCCGCCGACGCCGAGCTTTGTGAGGCTCTCGGCGAGCTGGTTCGCCTGGCCGCGGAACGTGCCGAGCGAGGTCGACGTCGAGGCCGCTTGCGTCTGGACGCGCTTCAGCGTGCGCGTGGCCCTCTCGCCCGCCTTCTCGAGGCCGGTCGAGTTGCCGGTGATCGCGATGTTGACGTTTGAGACCTTAGCCACGCTTGCCCTCCATGTGCTTCGCGACTTGCTTCGCGATCGCCTCCTCCATGATCGGGATAAGGCGCATGGCCGTCATTTGGTAGGCCTTGCGGAGGAAGAAGGCACCTTCCACTCGGCCGATCGACATGGTCATCTTCCGCTCTCCGCGCGACTTCAGCAGCATCGCCTCATTCGGCGTCGCCTTCCGCTTCAAGTCGTGGCCGAACTCAACCCACCGCAGATACCAGTGCGGCGTGTCGTAGCCGCCGCGGTTGCGGATGCCGAGACCGCCCCACACGACGCGGCCCTTCGAGTAGCCGCGGACGGTGTAGGCCATGTGGTCCTTGATATGCGGGTTGGGCCGGTTGACGCCACGCACCTTCTCAGTGGCTGCCGGGCGGCCATACGGGGCCATTGCCTTCGCCACCGCCCGCGTCTTCTTGAACCACTCGCGGAAACCAGACTTCATCGCCTTCGTGCCCATCGGCGCCGCGAGTTGCTTGAACTTGCGGTTCAGCTCGTCGATCGTCGCTCCGTCGATCTCGACGGCCACCTTGAAGGCGTTTCCAGACATCTACGGCCATTCCTCTCGGGCCGTGCAGCGCGTGCAGCACGGCAAGCGGGGTTTCGAGGTCCATCTTGAGGCCGACGGCGCGCAGGACCTCTCGCGCCGGCAGTGCTAGTCCATGCCTTCGGAGTAGAGCTTGTCGATCTCCTCCGCGAGTTGCCTCGATGCGACGGCCCCGAGGCGAAGGCACTGTTCGAGCGATTCGAAGGCCGGGGCGTCCCCGTCCATCACGTGGTTGTGGATGAGCCAGGCGACCAGGTTCTCGCCGCGCTCGCGCGCATCGAGAAGCGCCGCCATGTCGGCGACGTTCGGACGGCGCAGCGTGATCCGCTCGCCGCGGAACTCGATCACCTTGGGCTTGGCGAGGAGTGCGGCGATCATGCGATCGTCACCGCTCCATCGCAGAGGCGGACGGTCATGGTGACCATGACGACGCCGTTGGGCGCGAGCACGACGCGCGATTGCTCGACGAGCGCCGCCGTCGCGGTGATCGTGTTGCCAGAGGCGAGCGTGACGGTAAAGCCTGCAAGCTTGGTGCCGGGCGTCATTGCCCCGACGGTGTGCACGCTTTTGAGGTAGAACATCTCGACGTCGACGGTGCCCTCGACGATGCCCGCCTCGTACTTCATGAAGGTGCCGTTGACGCTCGTCGTGTCGATGGACGCCTGGGAGAGGTTCGCGGTGATGTTCGCGACGTCGGGCCCGCCGGTAAGGCCGGTCCACGTGACGGTCGCGTTGCCTGCGGTCTTCGTTGGCATGGCTTAGATCCTGTGCATGATGATGAGAGTGGCGGTGCAGATTGCGGGCGCCGCTTCGTCGCCCTCGCCCAGGATGGGCTCCTCGATCGTTCGGTAGGTCGGTTCGTAGCAGACGCTCGCGCCTGCCGTCGTGAAGTCGGAATGGGCGTTGATCTTCGTCACGGCGTCCTCGGCGAGGTTCTGTGCCGCGAACTGCGTCTCGGCGACGGCCTTCAAGGTCACGCTCCACTGGTCGAGGTTGTTGCCGGTCGTGCCGGCGAGGCTCGCCGCGGCGCCCTCGGTGACCTCGAACACGATCGCAGGAAGCGTGGTCGACTGCATCCGCGAGCCGTTGTAGACGCGCGTCGACGCGGTCGTCGCCGTGCCGATCCAGGTCTTTACGCGGGCTTCGATCGGGTTCGCGCTCACTGGACCTCCGCGCACTGAATGACGGCGACGCGGTCGGCCTCGTCGAGGTTGACGATCGAGATGATGCGGAGCGTCTTGCCGCGCACGCTTAGGCGGTCGACCTCCGTGAGGCCGACGCGCGCGATGTTCGGCCACCGCGTGCGGATCTCCCAGTTGCTCACGACCGCCACGCCGTCGGCGTAAACGCTCTCCTGGGAACCCTGCTCGCGCATATCGCAGCGGATCGTGCCGTTGCCCGTGTAGGTGTTCGTCCGGCGGCCGAGATTGTCGGTCGTCGTCGACGCCGTGAGCACGGTCGCGGTGCGGTGGAGGCGGCCGCCCGAGATCATCGGATCGGGCTCCTCACGCGGTAGGAGTCCATAATGAATCCGACGGACATGGGCACGACGTTGAGCCCGATCGGTTGGAACGCCTCGGGATTGTTGTACCAGGCGCCGACGAGCGCGATCACGCAATGCGTGAGCGGGTCGGGGAGCGCGTCGTGGCCGCACGCGTAGGTCACGACGATCATCGTCCCCTCCTTGCGTCCTGGGCGCTCGAGGAACCGCAGCACGGGCATCGGGCCGTCGGAGAGGTCCACCCACCAATCGGTTGTGGGAAGCGTCTGGGAGCCCGCCTCCGTCGTGTAGTTGATGAGCGTGACGGACGTGAACGGGAAGCCGGGAAGGACGGTGTCGGTCCACTCGGAGAGGTAGAGCGTCTCCGTGCGCTGCGTGAGCGCCCGCCCGGTGTCGCGCTCGACGAGCTGCATCGCCGCCTCGCGGAGGCGGATGAGGTCGGCGTCGTCATCGTCGTAGTCGATGCGAAGCGCGCTCTTGATCGTGGAGAGAGGGACCGACATGGAAAAGACCGTGCTCCCCTTTCGGGGAGCCGGTCCGCGTGGGAAAGATGTTTAGACGGTGAGGTAGGCGAACGCGAGGTTGTTCGTGCACACGCCGTAGGTGCGGTGCCCGACGACCACGCGGTTCATGAAGCTCGTCGAGAGGCCGTACGGGTCGATCATCACCGACGCGCCGCCGTCACGGTCATAGATCTCGTAGTAGTCCCAGTTGCCGAAGACGATCGCCTTGTCGCCTGCGGCGTTGGTCATCGCCTGGTTGACGTAGACCGGGAAGCCGTAGATCGTCGACGGCACGCCGTCACGGATGTCCGAGTAGGTCGCGGGCGGCTTCCAGATGTACTCGCTCGAGCCGCTCGCGATCTTGATCTTGCGGACGGTGCGGAGCACCGTGTCGTTCATCATGTAGCCGACGTTGCCGCGGCGGTACTGCGGGAGGATCGAGTGGGCGACGTCGATGAGGTCGTCGCCGGTCAGGTCGGCGATCGCCGATCCGATGTCGCCGCCGTTCTGGATCGAGAAGCTGAGGAGGCCGGGCATGTTGCCCGCGCCGCCCGCGCCGGTCGTGTACTCGGTCTCGAGGAGGTTCGCGAGCGCCTCGCCAGACTTGCGGGCAACGTACTCGAGGCCGCCGATCGCGTCGTTCTGGTACTGCCGCGAGACGGGCACGTAGACGCCGTACATGATGTCCAGGACGTCGACGTTCGCGACGGCGAAGGTCGTGTCCTCGGTCACTGCGGCCGCTTCGGTCACCTTGTAGGCGGTCGGCAGCGCGCCGCCGACGACGATCTTCTGATCGCCGACGACGTTCCGCACCGGGCACACGGAGCGGAAGACGTTGAACTGGTTGATGCGCTCGACGATGCGGTCCTGCCAGATCGTCGGGATCGCCGACGTGCTGTTGGTCGCGCCGGTCGTCACGTTGGTGCGCTCGGCCATGACGCGCTCGAAGGCGAGGCGGTTGCCGCTGAAGAGGGCGCGCGCGAACCGCTCGGCGTACTGCGCCTCGGCGTCGGCGCCGGGTGCGCTCGGCGAGCGCGAGGTGAGCGTGGGCTGCGCCTCGAGCTTCGAGAGGCGTGCCTCGAGGGCCTTCGCCTGCGCGCGGAGCTCGGCGGCGGTGAGGTCGGCGTCCATGCGGTCGAGCGCCTGGCGCTGCTCGCCGTTGACCTTGAAGGCGTTGTCGACGACGTCCTGGGTGGCGCTTCCGTTGCGGCGCTCGATCTCGGCAAGCTGCTTGCGGTAGGCGTGGGTCGTGCTGAGGATCTGATCAAGCTCTTCCATATCGTTCCATCCTTGCAAAGTGAAGTGCGAGCCGCGCGCGGGCGGCCTCCAATGCGGCCGCGGAGACGCTCCGCAGGCTCGACGATGTCTGGGGGTAGGCGGCGTCCTGGACGATCGAGACCTCGACGAGCGAGGCCTTCTTGACCAGGCGCTCGGAGCGGTCCTTGCTCCAGGAGTCCTCGACCACGAAGAAGCCGAAGCTCATCTCGCCGCTGAGGTCGCCGCGCTCCATGAGCGCGCGGACGTCGTTTCCGAGCGTCGTCTCGGGGAGCGTCGCCTCGAAGGCGAGGCCGTTCCGGTCGCTCTTGAGCTTCAGCGTCCCCGAGCGCGTGCGCGCGAGCGGCATCGACGCATCGTGGTTGTAGTAGAGCTTGACGTCGGCGCCGCTCGAGAGCGTCTCGTTGAACGCGCCCGGCGCGATCCTCTCGACGAACTTGCGGCCGCCCTCGACGATCTCGCGCGAGTCCTGGCCGTAGACGGCCGCGTAGCCGGCGAGCGTGCGGCCGTCGAGCTTCTGCTCGGTCGCCTCGAGCGTGCGCTTAGAAATCATTCGCGGTCCCCTCCTGCGCCGACGTGTCGGTGCCGATGTTGGTGCTCCCGCCGCCGGTGCCGACGTTGAGAGCGAGCGTGGGCTCGTCGAGCCCGTCGAGCGGCGCCATGTCCAGGCGCGCGCGCGCCTCGTTGCGCGTGAGGAAACCCGCCTCGACGCCCGTGCGGAGGGCCGCCATGTGCTCGGCGATGCCCGGGCGGATCAGCGCGTCGAGGTCGAAGACGACCGAGTCGAACGGCGTCGCGAGCTTCGCGAGGATCTCGGATCGCCACGCCTCGAGCCAGTGCACCAAGCACGCGTCGACGTACATTCGCGAGAGCCACTCCATCGAGCCGTAGGCGTTGCCGACGTTCTCGGAGAGGTAGGACGCGGGCACGCCGAGAAGGCGCGAGACGTCGCCGATCGAGTACCGCTTCGCGGCCTCGAGGCCCGTGTCGTCGATCGTCGACGAGATGCGCTCGATCTTCACGCCCTCGCCCAGGACGAGCGGGCGGCCCGCGTTGCGCGAGCCCGAATGCCGCTTCATGTAGTCGGACTCGATCTTCTGGAGGTTCTCGAGCGAGAGCTTGCCCGGGTGCACGATCGCGATCTTCGGGTTGCCCGCGTTGACGTACGCCTGGTACGTCATCTGTTCCTGCGCGGCGATGATCTCGACGGCGCGGCGGCAAAGGCCGATGGGCGACTCGCCCCACATTCCCGCGGCGCTTGGCGCGCGGAGGTGGAACACCTGTTCGGGCGCGAGCTTGCCGAACTCGGCGGTGTTGTAGACGGGCGTCTTGCCGGTGACGTCGAGCGAGACGCTCTCGGGGTCGAGGAGGATGAGCTCGAGGAGCTCGCCGCCGCGCGTCCTGTTGATCGCCGCGCAGGCGTTGCCCCATAGGAGCATCTGCATCGTCATCGCGCGGCGGAACTCGAACGCCGGCATATAGGGCGACGGCGAACGGAGCACGCTGTCGGCGCCGGTCGCCGAGACCTCGAGCGGCACGCGCGCGGCGTCGTTCGAGATGAGCGAGACGGCGCGGTAGATCGGCGTATAGCGCAGCGCCCCGTGCGTCGACACGAACGGCGTAGCGCCGCCGCCCTCGCCTAACAGAGTCGCGGACCACGGTCCATAGAACATTCGCCGAAGGAGGCCGAGCATCGCGAGGCATTCTCGCGCGCGAGTCAAGGCGTGTCCGCGTCCAAAGTTGATTTCACCATTCGTCGTACATGGAGCCGCTTTGGCCGCCCCATGCGTGCACGGCAATGATTGCGGCAACGAGTGGGTCGACGATCGACCGGCGCTGCTCCTTCGTGATCGCGATGTTCCCGTTCCTGTCACGCTTGGCGATCGCCGTCCGGCACGCGGTCCGCATGATGGGGTCCTCGCCGATCACGATCTTGCCGGACGCCCAGAGCTGTTGGAATAGCTGGCACCCGGGCCCGAACGTGGCGATCCCCATGGAGTAGGCCTCGACGTTGTGGCCGTCCTGGGCGAGGACCTCGACCATGTACTTCGAGCCCCACCGGTCATAGGCGACAGACTGCACCGACAGGTGCTCCGAAACCTCGGTGAGCTTCGCGCGGATCCGCTCGTAGTCGATCTCGCGGCCCGGCGTGAGCTCGATATGCCCGTTCGCCGCCCAGGTCCGCACGGGAAGGCGGTAGTCGATCTCGCGTTGGGCGACGTCCTGTTTCGGCCACCAGTACCACCCGCGCAGCACGACGCGGCCGTCGTCGAGCGGGATCGCCGCGACCATGGCCGTCATATCGAGCGTCTTCGAGAGGTCGAGCCCGATCCATGCCGGGCGCCCGCGAAGCTCCTCCCACTCGACGGTCTGGCCGCCTGGCCAAAGGGCCATGTCGAGCCACCCTCCCGTATCCTCGCAGAGCCGCGCGCAGTGGTAGCGCGTGAACTCATGGCGACCGAGCGGGCTTTGCTTCATGGTGTTCCAGGCGCGCCTCAGGCTCTTCACGTCGGGCTGCCCGTACTCCATGCTCGGGTTCGCCTTCGACCAGGCGCCTTCGTCCTCGATCGCGTCCTCGGCGTCTAATCCAAATAGCATCGGCATAAAGGCGTCGTCCTCGACCTCGCCGCGGAGGATCGCCTCGCCGGTCGCGACGAGCTCGCCGTAGATGTTGTCGGGCTGCGCGCCGGGCGTGGTGATGATGAGGCCGAGCGACTCGCGGCGCTTGGAGCCGGTCGTGAGGAGCTTGGTCAGGAAACGCCCCTTGAACTCGGCGGCCTCGTCGGCGACCCACATCGACGGGTTGAGGCCGTCGAGGCTCTTCTCGAGCGCGGGGAGCGCGCTCATCTCGCAGTCGTTGGCCGGGCGGCCGATGCGGTCGAAGTAGACCTTCCACCCCTCGGCGCCGATGCGGCCGATCATGGTCTTCGCCGTGTCGAGGCAGATCTCGGCCTGGTGCTCTGTGTTCGCGAGCACGTGCACGCGGCGCCCGTCACCCTGGGCCATGTCCCAGAGGCACAAGCCGGCGGCCAACGTCGTCTTGCCGGCGCCGCGGGCGACCTGGAGGATCGCGAGCTTGACGCGCCGGCGGCGGTCGTCGGTATGGCGCCACCCCCAGACGTTGGCGAGTACCCAGACTTGCCACGGGTGGAGCTCGAACGCGCGGCCCGAGTCGTCGCCGACGAGCGAGAGCTCGGCGAAGTGGGCCACGAGACGGTCGACCGAGTCCCAATCGAGGTAGACGTCGGCGCGCTCGAGGTCGCGCGCGAAGCGTTGGGACGCCGCAAACACCCATTTGGACGCAGGGCGCGAGCCGTCGAGCACGCTTTCGACGTACGCTGTCACGACGTCGCGCGCAGGCGTGCGAAATTTCGCGGCGCTGGACGGGTGATGACTTAGGGTCCCCCCCTTCCCCAAAATCCTACCCCCCCCCTCCCCCCCTGTCGATGTGGATAACTTGTGGATAACTTCTTCACCGTTGGGGTTCATGGCCGTGCTCGATGGAATGGCAGTGGTTGCAAAGGGTTAGGAGATTCGACCACACATAGGTGAGGTCGGGCCGCACGTGTCGCGGAACGATGTGGTGGACGACGTCGCCCGGCTTCCCGCATCTCGCGCAGTGGGGATGCTGCATGATGTGGATGTTCCGCATCTTGCGCCACTTCCCGCACGCCACAACGCTCTCCTTTTGCACTGGCGTGCGGAATGTGCCCTTGAACGGGGGAGCGTGCCTAAAGGTCTTGTGGGGGCTCTGCGGCCTCAATGCGTTCCCTCCGTACGTGACGGGCGCTCGAGCACTGGACGGAATCCTCGACCCAGTGCTCGAGCTGCATAATGGCGAGCCAGGGGCGTCCGTTCGAGCGGTGGAGGATCACCCAGGGGCGCCCGTGGGCGTCTCGGCGGCACTGCTCGACGGCCTTGCCGAGCTCGAGCCGTTCGGTCCTCTTGACCTCCACGTGAAGGTTCATGCCTTCGCAGACGACGTCGGCGGCCGTCCCGGCCTTGCCGCAGTACTGCGCCGTCCGTCGGCACAGCATCCCGAGGCGGTTCATCTCCTGGACGATCTCACGCTCGCCGACGGCGCCTTTCCTACGTTGCATCCCACCCATTTCGATTTTCTCCACCGGGGGTACTTGCGCGTACTTGACGGGGGAATTACGCTCTTCAGGCGCGCTTGACAAGCGAGCCGTGAGAGCGTAATCCCCCGGAAGAGTACACGCAAACCCAAGGCCACGGTTTATTCCGTGGCCTTGTTCTTTGATTTCGGCGAGCCGTGCAGGGCCTCGAGGTCTCCCACGACCGTGTCGGTGAACGTGGGGTAGTCCCATCGGATCGCAAGCTTGCCGGGCCTCTTCGAGCTGCGCGTGTTCATCTGCTCGACGAATACGTCCTCCTCCTCATGCTTGAAGAGCACGATGTGGGTGTCGACGGCTCGGCCGAGCGCGCCAGCTCCCGAGCCCGCGTCGATCGACTCCTTGTTGGCCTGGTTGCCCTTGGCGGTGTGATGGACAAGCACCACGCACGCGGACATCCGCGAGGCATACCGGGAGAACGCCCGTAGGAGCACGGTCATGTCGGCGTTGCTGTTCTCGTCCATGCCCTTCTCGAGGAACCGATACAGGGCGTCGAAGATGACTAGGTCGTACTTGCCGAGCCCCTCGAGCTGCTCGAGCACGCTCTCGGCCGAGAGCGACGTCTCCCGCAGGCTTATCAAGTCGATCTTGTCCACGATCCTGGGCACTGAGATGCCCTTGGCGCGCATGACCTCTCGCATCCGGTGCGCCATTTCGTTCCGCGTGAGCTCGTTGTCGACCACGCAGACCCGCCCTTCGGCGACGTTCCAGTGGCCGTGCCACCGGTTGCCAGTGGCGCACGCAAGCGCCAGGTCGGCCAGGAGGAACGACTTGGCGCACTTGGGCGGGGCGATGAGGCAGGCGACTTCGCCCCGCCTGAGCACGCCCTCGATCAGGTACGGCGTGCGTACGGGATGCTCCTCGAGGAGCGCCGCCAAGGAAATGGCCGGCAGGGCCTCTACGGTCGCCTCTGAGGCGGGGGCGGCCGCAAGGGCTCCTCGGACCGTCCGCTCGACGTAGTCGGCCCTGGCGGCCTTCTCCGCCCTTCCCTCAGACCGCATCTTCTCGACGAGCCGCGCCGTCATCTCCTCGGCTCGGAACCCACGTGCCGCGAGGTCGCAGCAGTAGGCCCAATCGGCCGCACTGGGGTCGCCTGCGGTACTCGGCGGTATCGCTGCGGTATTGGACGGCTTGGCCGGCTCGAGCTTGCGAAGGTACTTCTCGCAGACTTCGTCCACTGCGCCCTGGGCGTCGTTGACGTCCCGCTCAGTGAACAGCCGGTCGCCCGTGACCGTAAAGAACCTTGCCTTCTGGTAGACCTCGACTGGTCCCCGCCGGTTTTGCGACCACTCGGGAAGTTCCACATTGTGGAAGATCGCGTGCACGCCCGTCTTGGACGGCGACCACTCCATGTAGGTCCCGCAGTCGCGGCCCCACTCCCAGACGAACTCGCGCAGCGCCTTCGACTCGGGTGCGTCGAGGTTGTCGAAGTCGATTCCGAGCCACCCGTCGCCGAGCATAAAGCCGATGCCGAGCGCGACGTCGCCGTTCGCGACCTCGACGGCGTCCATGAACGATCCCCACGTGCTCGGGTCGGTGCTCGAGGCGGCGCCGCCGGTCTCGGGGTCGATGGGCACCTTCGTCCACCGCCCGTCCCGCTCGACGGCCCGCCAGTTCACCCACCTCCGCGCTGCGGTCATGGCCTCGGGGATGTCCTCAATCTCAAACGTGGTCCTGCCTTTCACGCTGCCCATGAAACGCCTCCTTTGCGTCATGCGGCGCGCACTCCATGCGCCGTCCGTAAAAAGACAGGGCGCGCCCACCGTGGTACGCGCCCTGCCTGTGTTTGGCTTGGGGTTGATCAACCGCGCGCGGGGCGCACGGCGATGACGTTCTCGTACTGGCCGTTCTTCTCGCTCTGGTACTCGATGCTCGCGCCCTTCTCGAGCGGGTCGATCGCCTCGATCAACTTGCGGTCGAGCGTCGACATCTTGGCCGACATCCTCTCGCCGTTCTCGACCCACGACACGTAGAGCGCGGCGCGGGTGTACGGGCCCTTGGGGCCCTGCTTCTCCTCGACGCCCCAGAACGTGACCTTGGCGCGCTTCCACGCGCCGAGCGTTGCTCCGCCACCGGCGGCGGGAGGGGGTGCGCTCCCGCCGCCAGCGTTGGAAGGAGCCTGGGGCTTGCGGAGCTCGGCGAGCATTCGCTCGAGCTCCCCGATGATCCATTGGTTCGTGCTCATTGGTGTGAATGTCCTTCCCTTGGTGTTTCTCATCACAGCGCCTCGCGCTGGACCTCGTCGTTCGTGCCGTCGGTGTACGTGCGGAGCTCGGCGCGGAGCTTCTTGATCTCCTGAACGGCGTCGACCAAAATCCCATCGAACAGGTGATCGTTGTCACAGCCGTTGGTGCTGTCCATCACCCAGAGACGATCGACGATGTCCGGCATTCGCTCAGGCACGTAAGGCCATGCGTTCAATCTGGCGACTTCGATGCGGAGCTTCTCGAGCTCGCAGTGCGCGTCAAGCGCCTCCGCGCAGTACTGCGTCGAGTGCTGCTGGCGGGCGCATCCGATGTTCATCCGAATCCGCTCGACCTCGATCCGGAGCTTCTCGATCTCGAGCGCGGCCTCGCGGATCACGCCGACGGCCTCAAGCATGAGGCGGGCGGTCACGCGGTCGCCCGGCCCGACGTCGGCGACGCGGTCGATGAGGCGGTTGCGGACGTCGGCCGCCAGCTCGAGCAGCGTGTACTGCCCCTTGAACGGGTTTGCGCCGACGGCCGCGTTCCACTCCTTGGTGAACCGGTCGTTGACCTCATTGGGCGCGATCTCAAGCTTCGGGTCGTAACTCATCGGACCCCCCGATCGTCGAAGAGCGGCCAGATCGCGCAGAGCGCGAGGAACGTGATGCCGATGACGGCGCAGATGCTTCCCACGGTCGTGTCTCCTTCCTCGGCCTCGCCGTTACGGCAAGGTCGAGCATCACCGAGTAGCCCGCGATCGCCTCCTTGACGATCTGACGGCAGGATCTACCCATGCCACGTGAGAGGTCGTGCAACGTCTGCCAGGTGACTTCATCGACTGCGACGGCGCGACGCTTCATGTGCCCACGGTATTAGATCGGTCGCAAGGCGTCAAGGGCTTGAGGGAAACTCGCGATTCAGTTCCTCGCGGCGCTTCTGGCATCCGCAGGGGCGCCCCGTCACGCGCTCGGCGCAGCGTGCTAGCACCTTGACCCCCGTCACGCGTGCGGCGGTCTCGACGACGTCGCCCAGGCCGCGCGCGGGCCCGCGGTAGTGCTCGCAGGCGCCGCAGCGCTCGGCGGTCGCCTCGAGCTGCGGGAGCTTCAAGTGTCGGCACGTGCCGCCGAACGCATAGCGGCACTGGCTCACATGGTCCACTGGTAGGTCTTCCGGATGCGCTCGGAGCACGTGACCGGCGTAGGCGTGCAGACGATCCGCACGCCGCTCGGATCCGAAAGGTCCGTCTCGAGGCAGGGGAACGCGTCGAACGTGGTGATCGAGTCGCCGAGCTTGTAGTCGACGGTCAGCGGGTTGCAGTCGATCGTCGACGGATCCGCTGCCGAGTAGGTGAGCGGGAACTCGGAGAGCTTGTCGAGGGAGAGGACGTCGTGGTACGGGTCGTCGAAGCTCGTCGCCGAGAGGCACCCGCGGCCGTAGATCGCGAAGGGCTTCACACAGTACGGGACCACCTGGTTGAACGTGCAGATCGGGTCCGCGAGGCACGTGTACACGGGCCCGCACGTGACGGTCTCTTGCATACCGATGCACGCGTACGGGTCGCCGTTCGAGTCGGTGCATCCGCCCGGCGGGACCTCGCAGGTCTTCGCGGGCGTGAAGATCAGGACCGGGTGCACGCATTCTGGGTCGCACTGCCCGGCGTGGCAGAGGATCGTGAGCGCCGCATTGCGCGGCACGCGCGGCGTGTACCAGGCGAGCGGCTGTAGGTTCACGTTGCCCGCGCCGTTTAAGACCTGGTTGTAGGTCCATGTCCGCGTGTACGCGAGGTACTTCTCGGGCACGTCGCATACGCAATCGTCGCAGTAGTCGGGGATGCACGGGTGCGGCGGTTGGTCGCAGACCGCATTGTTCTCGAAGTTGTAGACCCTCTGCGTCCACTGGATGTTGAGCGTGACCTGGTTCGCGACGTACCGGGTGAGGTTGCAATCGGCGTTGTCGGTCCGCGTCATCGTCGCGGTGATCGTCACTTGCCCCTCGATCGTCGTGAGGCTCTGCCCGTTGTCGCACTCCTCGCGAAGCTCGACGTTGTGCTGAAACGTCACGTTGATGGGCGCCGTCGGCGAGCACGACCAGAAGTCGCAGCACGTCGTCGGGCAGCCGTTGCAGCAGCAGACGCGGTGCACTACTCCACCTCCTCGGGGCTCACTGCATACCACCCGCGGATATCCACCTTGCGGGCGCTCCGCACCCACTCGCCGCCCTCGAGCTGGAGCACGTGCACGGGCTCGGCGATCCTAACTGGGCTTCCCTGCCTGATCATCACCGTGTCGCCGCAACCACTCGCGAACGGCCACAGCAGCACGCCCGCGGCGAGGATCGAGATCCGCGTCGCGCGCGCGAGGCCGCCTCGCGTAGTGGGCGAGGATCGCCACGGCGATCTCGGTGAGCAGTCGTTCAAGCACGCGGCTCCGCGTCCTTCGCGAGGATCAGGCCGATGCCCGCGATGATCGCGGAGACCGCCGCGGGCCAATCGACGGCATCGGGCCACCCGTTGAGGATGCCCGCCGCCGCAGTGAGGATCGCGGCGATGCCGGCGAACGTCGTCTTACGGTTGCCTTTCATGATGCTTCCTTTCGAGCGCCGCGATGCGGCCCTCATAGTGCGCCATTGTCGCGCGGAGCTCGGCGAGCATCACCTCGACGCGCGTGAGCTTGCCGACAACGACCATCGTCGTGGTCACGACGGATGCGATGATGCCGAGAGCACCGGCGAGCGTGGCGACGTCCATTGGTTTACCAGGAGAGGACGACGCCGATCCCGGTCGGGGCGGTCGCGGTGTTCGATCGAATCCACGTCTGGTTCGGCGTGCACCGAAGGTTGGTGATGATGCATCCGGGCGTGGTTCCGGTCGGAAGCACGAACCGCTGCGCGGCCGCAGTTGCGGCCGCCGCGGTCGCGTCCGCTACGCCGAACACGACGTCGAGCGCCTGCCCGCCGTTGTTGTTCATGTGCAGGAACACGGGACCTCCCATCGCGTCGATCTGCACGAATGCTCCGCCGCTTCCGTTCACGGTCAGTGTCTTGGCCTTCTCCGGCATGGCTACCTCGTTGCTTCTGGGGTGATGTACACGGAACCCTCCAGGATGCGGAGCACGATGCCCGTCGCGGTCTCCTGGAGCTCGATGTCGTAGACGCCCGTCCAGGGCGCGGCGAATCCTGCGGTCTTCGTCGCGGAAAGGGTTACGCTGATATCGCCATGCGCGCCGTGATTCACCCACGCGATCTCGGTCGGGTTGGTCACGCTGTCGATCGCGAACATGGTCGTGGTCGATGCGTGCTGTCCGCGCGCCTTCATGCGGGCGGTGTAGCCGGCATGATGCGCGACGTCGGTGATGTGCTCCTCGAAGGAGAACGTAGCGCCCTGCTGGATGATGAAATCTCGTCCGATCGTCATGTGCAGACTCCATCAATCGCGTTCGGTGCGTAGAACACCCACATCTCCTCGCCACCCGCGCCCGAGACGATCGCCCGGTTCTGGGGGAAGATCATCACGTATCCCGTGATCGGTTGCACGGAGAATCCCGCGGGAATGTTGGCGGGGTTGATGCCCGGGCCGACGTACGCGGCGCTGTTGAATCCCTCGCAGACGTTGAGCGCCTGCCCGGTGTACCAGGTCTCGGCGGCGCGTACCGCGAAGTCGTGGCCGCTGCCGACGGTCGTCGGTTGGACCTCGGCCATGCTCCACGTGTAGAGCCACCGATAGGTCCCGATCGACGTGTAGCTCTCGATCCTCGCGATGAGGAACTGCGGGCGCGCCTCGCGGACGCGGTCGATCGCCTCGGCGTCGCCCGAGACGTCGGCGCGGCTGTACGCATGGTCGAGCTTGTTGAGCTGCGTTCGGTTCACGGATAGGTGAGGTAGGAGCCCTCGAGCGCCATTTGCTTGGCGACGACGGCGTCGGTGTTGGTATTGAAGATCACGTTGAGGTCGGCGTTACCGCGGTTCAAGCCGGTCCAGAACACGAACTTGGCTTTCTTCGTCGAGCCGTCGATGATCGGGAGACCGTTCGTGTCGTACTCGGGCACCTGGTTGCAGTCGCGCCAGTAGTCCCAACGGAAGTTGTAGGTGACGCGGTAGTACTCGTCGCGGATGTTGGTGACCGTCGCCGACGTGCAGAAGACTTCGTAGGCGCCCCAGTGCAGGAACGTGGTGTTGTTCCACTTGCCCTGGACGGTGTTGATCTTGTCATAGACGGTGACGAGCGTGCCCGCGGCCGTGTTGCTTGTGTCCTGGATCATCGAGATCCGCACGTCCATCGTGGGCACGCGGACCTGCGTGGGCTTGCCTGCGTCGTCGATGCCCGTCCCGCCGATGTTCACGCTCTTCCCGTAGATGTAGCTCGGCGCGACGGCGAATCCGCCCAGGCTCGAAGCGGTGCGCCACGCCTGCATCGTGCGCTCTCCCGCCTCCATGTCGACGGTGACGGGTAGGACGAGCTTGTCGGTCCCGCCGCCGCCCGAGATGTTCGCCCACGTGTACTCGCTCGAGTACGTCGCGGTCACGTCGAAGACGTAGCCCTTCGAGCCGAGCACGGGGTCGACCTGGAACGCGCGGAGCCGCAGCGTCGTGGTTTTCGAGGACGTCGAGAACACCGTCCCGGGGATCGGGTCGCCAGGCTCTCCGCACGTGGCGTCCTGGATCGACTTCGCGGAGCTCGACAGCGTGAGGGAGAGCGCGATGTCGGAGACCACGCGCCACTGGATCACGAATCCCTGCGACGTGCTCGGCCCGCCGTCGGTCCACTGGGTTCGTACGATGGTCGTGGTGAGTGCCATGTGGTTACCGCGAGAATAGCTTCCCGAGCTGCTCGAGCATCGTCTGTGCCGAGAGGAACACGCCGACGGGCGCCGCCGTCACGGGATTGATCGAGAGCGCGCCGGTCGTGGTGCCCGCAATGCCCGAGCCGAGCGCCTGCGTCTCCTGGGCGCCGATCGCCTGGGCGATCGTCTGGGGCGTCGGCACGCCGCCCGCGAGGAGCGTGCCCAGGACGGAGCCGATGCCGCCCGGCCCGTACTCGAACACGTTCTGGAGGGCGCTGCGGTCGGTGCCCGCGAGCGCCTGCGCCTGCGTGAACGCGCGGCCGAATCCGATCGGCTCGGGGCCTTGCCGGGCGCCGATCGCCGCGAGCGCCATGCCGCCCTCGCGCGTGAATCCAAGCTTCCGCCACTGCTCCGCGGTCTGGGCGCCGCTCTTCATCGCGTCGTTGGCGGCCTTCGCGTCCGCGCGGAGCTGCGCGTAGCTGTCGGCGAGCGCGTTGACCGAGACCGCGGCCGCGGCCACGCCTGCGAAGGCGAGGCCTGCGCCGCCCATTGTCGCAGCGCCCAGGCCGATCTGACCGAGCCCCGCGACGGCGCCTAGGCCTTGGAGCGCCCGCCCGCCGACGCCGAGCTTCGTGAGGCTCTCGGCGAGCTGGTTTGCCTGCCCACGCATCCCGCCGAGCGCGCGCCCGGTGGCATCGGCCTGCGCGCGGATCTGCCGCATCTTCGCCTGCGCCTGGTCGCCTGCCTTCTGGAGGCCCGACGAGTCGCCGGTGATCGCGACGTTTACCTTCGAGATCTTAGCCATTCGACCACTCCTTCAGGACCTCGCGCGCGATTGCATCCTCCATGATCGGGAGTAGCCGCGTCGCGTTCGCCTGGTAGGCGCGCTCGACGAACTTCTTCCCGAGCACGCGGCCGATCGTCATGGTCATGCGCCGCTCGCCGCGCGACTTCAGGAGCATCGCCTCATTCTGCGTGGCGCGGCGCTTGATTTCGTGCCCGAACTCGACCCACCGCAGATACCAGTGCGGCGTGTCGTAGGAGCCGCGGCGCTCCTTGACGCCGAGCGCGCCCCACACGACGCGGCCCTTGGCGTAGCCGCGCACGGTGTAGGCGATGTGGTCGCGGATGTGCGGATTCGGGCGCTTCTGCCCGCGGACGGTTTCCATCGCGCGCGTGTCACCGTACGGGGCCAGTGCCTTCGCCGTCGATCTCACGCCCTTGAACCACTGGCGAAATCCGCTCTTCATCGCCTTCGTCGACGCGGGGATCGCAAGCTTCGAGAGCCGCCGATTCACCGCATCGATGTCGCCGTAGTTGATCTCCACGGCTACCTTGAAGGCGTTTCCAGACATCTACGGCCATTCCTCTCGGTCCGTGAAGTGCGTGCATCACGGCTAGCGGGGTCGTCAAGTCCATCTTCAGGCCGATCGCGCGCAGGACCTCGCGCGCGGGCAGTGCTAGTCCATGCCTTCGGAGTAGAGTCGGTCGATCTCCTCCGCGAGTTGCCTCGATGCGACGGCCTCGAGGCGAAGGCACTGTTCAATCGATTCGAAGGCCGGGGAATCCCCGTCCATCACGTGGTTGTGGATGAGCCAGGCGACCAGGTTCTCGCCGCGCTCGCGCGCATCGAGAAGCGCCGCCATGTCGGCGACGTTGGGACGGCGCAGCGTGATCCGCTCGCCGCGGAACTCGATCACCTTGGGCTTGGCGAGGAGTGCGGCGATCATGTGACGGTGATCGCGGCGTTGTGGAGGCGGACGGTGAAGGCGACGTTGACCACGCTGTTGGGCGCGATCGTGACGCGCGACTGCTCGACCAGGGCGTTCGCGCACGTGATCGAGGTGTTCGTGTCGAGCACCACGCCGAAGTTGGCGAGGCTATCGCCTGGCTTGATCGGCGCGATCGTGTGATCGCTTTCGAGATAGAAGAGCTCGACGTCGACGGTGCCCTCGAGGATTCCGGCCTCGAACTTCTTGAACGTGCCGTTGACCGCAGTCGTCTCGATGGATGCTTGGGAAAGGTTCGCGGTCACGTTTGCGACGTTTGAGATGGTCGCGGCACTTGGGCTACCCCACTGGACCGTTGAGTTTCCTGATGTCTTGATGGGCATGGGTTAGATCCTGTGCATGATGATGAGAGTGGCGGTGCAGATCGCGGGCGCGGCTTCGTCGCCTTCGCCAAGGATTGGTTCCTCGATCACGCGGTGCGTGGGTTCGTAGCAGACGCTCTTTCCCGCGGCGAAGTCGGCGTGGGCGTTGATCTTGACGATCGCATCCTCGGCGAGGTTCTGCGCTTCGAACTGCGTCTCGGCGACGGCCTTCAAGCTCACGCTCCACTGGTCGACGTCGTTGTTCGCCGGGCCCTTCAGCGCCGCCGCCGCGCCGTCGGTGACCTCGAACACGATCGCGGGGAGCGTGGTCGACTGCATCCGCGAGCCGTTGTAGACGCGCGTACCGGCGGTGGTCGCCGCGCCGATCCAGGTCTTCACGCGGGCTTCGATCGGGTTCGCGCTCACTGGACCTCCGCGCACTGGATGACGGCGACGCGGTCGGCCTCGTCGAGGTTCACGATCGAAATGATCCGAAGGGTCTTCCCACGCACGCTGAGGCGGTCGACTTCGGTGAGGCCGACGCGCGCGATGTTCGGCCAGCGCGTCCTGATCTCCCAGTTGCTGACCACTGCGACGCCGTCGGCGTACACGCTCTCCTGGGAACCCTGCTCGCGCATATCGCAGCGGATCGTGCCGTTGCCCGTGTAGGTGTTCGTCCGGCGGCCGAGATTGTCGGTCGTGGTCGACGCCGTGAGCACGGTCGCGGTGCGATGGAGTCGGCCGCCCGAGATCATCGGATCGGGCTCCGCACGCGGTAGGAGTCCATTATGAACCCGACGGACATCGGGACCACGTTGAGGCCGATCGGTTGGAAGGCCTCTGGGTTGTTGTACCAGGCGCCGACGAGCGCGATCACGCAATGCGTGAGCGGGTCGGGGAGCGCGT